ATTCGGGATTTCCTGCACTTCTCTGTACCAGACAAAGGTCCGCTGACAGACTACGAAAGCTGGATGCCTGACTTTATGCAAGGATTGGCTAATGGTATCAATAAAAGCAAAAAGCTTGTAACTCAAGCAGTCGCTGCGGTTGCGGATGGAATTTCTGTTTCCATGCAGGGAAATTTGCAGATGGATGCTTTAAAAAGTGAGCAAGGCTCTGTTGGAGCAACAACGACTGTCATCAACAACGACAACAGCCGCACCATCAACCAGACAAACAACAGTCCAAAGGCATTGACACGTCTGGAAATTTACCGGCAAACCCGGAATGCAATCAATGTGTGAGGTGTTTTATGCGATTTACACTTATTGTTGAGAATGCAGCCGGCGACCGCATCAACATGACCGCCACTGCAAACAATTACATGATTTCCAAAATTGATGGACTGTATCCGCCAGCAGGAACGATTAGTACAACACCATATGCCGGAATGAATGGCAGCTACTTAAACAACGCTTTTATTGAAAAGCGGAATTTAGTGCTATCTTTTGAGATGCGAGGCTACGGCAGTAAGATTGAATTAAACCGCCACGCCCTCTATCGGGTTGTGAAAACCGCTCAATATCTCAAGGTGTATTATCGTACAGTCGGAATTGATGTTTATACAGAGGGATATGTTGAAAGCTGCACCGTGACCAATTTTGGTGAGTTGGTCAACGGGCAAATCAGTATCATTTGCCCAGACCCCTACTGGTACAGCATGCAGCCCATCTATGCATACAGTCAATCCGTATTTGGAGCGTTTCACTTTCCCTTTCCGGAGAGCGATGAACCGTTTCCGCTCGGCGTTTACAGTACAGATAAAACCTTGTCCATCTTCAATTCCGGTGAAGAGGTCGGCATTTTAATTACCTTAGAAGCAGCCTCCGGAGAGGATGTCCCAAATCCTGTTATAACAACAGTTACATTGTATGACGACGACACATCAACCTATTTCCAGCTGCGATTGGACATTTTACCCGGCGACAAAATCATCATCAATACCAAACAAGGGCAAAAGTCCGTTACGCTGGTGCGAGATGGTGTAACAACCAACATCATCAACTGCATGACCTCTGGTTCAACGTGGTTTACACTCCGTAAGGGTTTAAATCGGTATCGGTTGAGTGCGTCAAAATACATCACCGCAACCATCCAGCACACAGATGCATACTTAGGAGTATAAATTATGCTGATTGAAGTTTACCAAATGACCGCCGCCGAAAACACGGTATCTATCACCTTAGAGGCGGTCTGCGATGCGTTCTCAAGTTTCCTTTGGGATATTGAGTACTTTCGGTGCGGACAATTTGAATTATATATTGCTGCCACGCCGGAAACCGTTGCCATCTTTCAGACGGGTCGACTTATCGGGCGGAAAGATGACACAGAGCATTATGGATTGATTGAATCTGTCCGTATTCAGACGGATGCGGAAAACGGCGACTATCTGACCGTAAGCGGTCATTTTCTCATGATTTTGTTATCTCGTCGCATTATCTATCCAACGATGGTAATCAAAGAGCAGACCAGCTATGGAGAGATTATACACACAGCGATTCGCAAGAACTGCTTGCAACAAAACGAGCGTTTCCTTCCAGGTTTGCAACTCGGCGAAATCACTGGAGATTGCTGGAAGCAAGAAACCCACTTGCAAATCAGCTATGCAAACCTGATGGAGTGGATTTACAAAATCTGTGAATTGGTCGGCGGAACGGCAAACATCTCCCTCGTTGAAACAAAACCAAACAGCCGCACCTATCAAATGGTGTTTACGCTGTCGGAAGGCGTTGACCGCAGCATTTTACAAGACACCTATCCGCATGTGATTTTTTCGGATGCGTTCCACAATTTGCTAACCTTTGATTATCTTAAAAACGCAGCTGCTCAGCAAAATGCGGCTTACACATTGGGGGCTGGCGAGGGTGAGGCTCGTAAACGAGCATTTTGCACCATCGACCCAGAGCCGACGCAGTGGGAACGGTACGAGGTTTATGTAGATGCACGGGATTTGTCGGAAGAAACGCAGAACGATGCGGGGGAATCCATCACTATTCCGGAAGAGGAATATTTGAAAATGCTGGAAGAACGGGGACGTGAAAATTTTTTGCCGGTAGAAGAAATCAGCGAATCCAGCATTACTGCAACATCAACACAAGAGCAGTATCCACAAGATTATCAGGTCGGCGACTTGGTAACGGTACAGCAAACTCGTTTTGGACTATCACAAAATCGTATCCGACTAATCGGAATGATAGAGAGTTTTGACCAAAACGGCAGGAGCTTGACACCTACATTTCAGGAGGGATGAGTATGGCTTTTTCGTACGGATTTTTTAACGCTAAAAACTTAGACCGGGTTTATACGGCTGAGCATTTTACAAGCTATCTATCCAGCATTATTTGTGACGGAATTCAGGACACTTACGGCGAGTGTTTTTCGATTACACCAGCAGGTGGGTTTCAGCTTCGGATTGGAAGCGGCAAAGCTTGGATTCAGGGACACTATTTTCAGAACGACAACGGTTATATCTTAGACTTGTCGCAGTATGCAGATAGTTCCCTGCCCCGCTATGTCACCGTCGGTATCTCATGCGACACGCAAGAATCTGTGCGGAGCG